CGAAAACAATCAGAGAGTTTTATTAGTATTCGCTATTATCCAAAAGATGTTGAAGATAAAGTAACATGCTATGAGGTTGGGGAACGTTTAAAGTTCTTGCTAGAAATGATTGATTTTAAAGGATGTAAAATTCGAGGCACTTCTATTTATTATGAAGTCAAGGATTGCATTTTACATTTTTTTATCACTTATCAATTACATTTTTATGTAAAAGAACATGAAGAAGTAACGATGAAAAATTTAGAAATAGAGGAAGGAGTAAAATAAATTATGGCAGGAGGAAATTTTACCGGTCAAAACAAAGTACGTCCAGGTGCGTACATTAATTTTAAAGCAAGTAAACAAGTCTCAAGCACTGGTGGCGTTAGAGGAGTTGTTGCAATTCCGTTAGTGCTACCTTGGGGACAATTAGATAAGATTATTACTGTAAAATCAACAGATTTTGCAGATGGTACTGCTATGGCATTAATTGGGTTAAGTGCAACTAGTGAGGGAGACAGTGCAGAATATTTAAGACAGGTGCTATCAAACGCACCGACAGCCCTTGTGTATCGTTGTAACGGAAAAGGAGCACAAGCAGTAGTAGCTGTTGGTAATTTAATTGCGACAGCGATACATCCGGGAACGTATGGAAATGAAATAGAAATTCAGATATTAAAAAATGGGGATTTATATAAAGTAAACACCTATGTATCCAGTGTTCTAAAGGATACACAAATAGTAGAGGATATCAGTGGTTTAAAAACTAATAATTATGTGATATTTGACTCAGTAACTGCAAACGATTTAGATTTAAATGAATCTGCTGGAATCCCACTCACTGGCGGTGAAGATGGAGTTGCGGTAGCTAGTGATTACACGAACTTTTTAAAGCGTGTAAAAAGCTACACATTTAACACGATGGTCTTACCTACTACTGTCTCAACAATTCCAAAAGCGGCGGTTGATGTTGTAAAAGACATGAGAGACAGCAAAGGACGTAAGTCACAAGTTGTTGTAATCAAATATCCAGAAGCAGACTACGAAGGGGTTATCTCTGTAGACCAAGGGTATAAGATTGGATCCGTAGAATATCCAGTCGAAAGCTTTGCTTGTTATGTAGCAGGATTAACAGCATCAAGTGCGGTTAATCAATCAAATACATACCATGTGATTAACGGAGCAACAGAGATCGTTGATGAGTTAACAGACGAGGAAATCGAAAAAGCCTTAACATCTGGAAAACTAGTGTTGTCCTATCGTCAAGATGGTGCTGTTGTTATCGAACAGGATATCAATACGCTTGTGAATCCAGGTGTTGATAAAAATAGTATGTTTGCTAAAAACAGAGTGATTAGAGTATTAGATGACATTGCAAACGTAGTATCTGAAAAGTTCCACATGTCTTACATCGGTAAAGTTGACAATACCGAGAATGGTAGAACACTTTTTAAAGCGGATTTAGTAAATTACTTTAACAGCCTATACGAGATGAGTGCGATACAAGAATTTAGTGCTGACGACATTGTTGTAAGCAAAGGTGAGTCAATCGATAGTGTTGTTGTAAATGTAGCAGTACAACCTGCAGATGCGATGGAAAAATTATATATGACAGTCAATGTCAATTAGAGAGAGAGGTATAAGCTATGGCAGATAAAATTTTGTTAGCTCAAGATACGATTAGTGGACAAGAAGGTACGGCGACCATTAATTACAACGGTCAGATTGAAACCTTATTTTATTTAAAAGAATTAGAGGCTAATGTTGAAAAAAACAAAGAGCCAGTAAAGACTCTAGGTAAACGTGGAGAACAACATAAAGCGACTGGCTGGACTGGTTCAGGGAGTATGACTATTTACTATACAACATCATTGTTTAGAAAAATTATGATGGAGTATGTAAAAAAGGGACTTGATGCGTATTTCACGATTACAATTACAAACGAAGATCCTACATCTTCAATCGGAAAACAAACAACTGTTTTGTATAACTGCAATCTAGATGAAGTTGTGATTGCTAAATTAGCAGTTGATGATAGTGTATTGGAGGAAGACGTAAGTTTTACCTTTGATGATTTTGATATTTTAGAGGCGTTTACTACGCCAACAAACATGTAAAATAGGAGGATAAATGATGGCAGAAACTATAATGGATTTTTTGTTAGAAGAAGCAAACAAAGAAGTGATAGAAGAAGTGGTGATATCCGAACGTTTAGCTTGTCATACATTTAAGATTAAGCCAATCGGCGGTGAAATGTATGCTAATTTACAGACGATGTGTACCACAAGAAAAAAGAAAAATAAAGTAGACTTTGATCAAAAGCGTTTTACTGAACAGGTCATTCTTTTAGGTTGTATGGAACCCAATTTCAAGGATGCCGATACGATTGCAAAAGCAAAAGTAACAACCCCAGAACAACTATTATATAAGTTATTGCATGCTGGTGAAATTAACACTTTAGGAGCTGAAATCTTAAAATTGAGTGGGTTTAATCAAGACATGGAAGAGCTGGAGGAAGAAGCAAAAAACTAATGAAAGATAATCCAGGCGAAAGTTCTCTCCTGTATTTTTGTTTGCACAAATTGCACTGGGAACCATCAAAGTATTATGGATTATCAAGAAGAGAAAAAGCAGTAATCCTAGTATTAATAAAAGAACGGATTGAAAATGAAAAGAAACAAAAAGCCAAAATTAAAAAAGGTAAGAAGAGAGGGAGGTAAGTAGATGATACAGAGTACAATATCAATCAATGACAAGATGTCGCCTATACTGCAGAAGATTACAAAAAATATGAATGTAATGTTACAAGTCATGTCAGGCATTGATAGTAGTTTGGGTGGTTCTTTCCACACCGAAGAAATCGAAAATATGACGGCGAGTATACATGAAATGAACGCTGGCTTTGAAGAAACGCAACAGCAAGTAGAAGATAACAATCAATTGCTAGGTAATATGAAGAATAATATCAAGCACTTGCCTCCTGAAGCTGATAACGTGACCACTAAATTAGATGACTGGCGGATGAAATTGCTTGCGGTGAATGCTGGATTGGATTTAGTAAAAAAGGGATTTTCAGCAATCCGATCTGTTGCAAGTAAGGTAAGTAAATTTTTGAGTGCCTATGACACGGAGCTACAAGCAACCACCCAATTAAAAGTAGTCATGCAGAATCAAGGTAATTCGTTAGATGATTACCAGAATATTTTAGAGAAAGCCTCATCATTGCAAACAACTACTACTATTGGAGATGAGGGGTACATAGGGGCAGCGGCGGAACTAAGTACTTATCTAGCTGATGCACAAGCAGTATCCGATTTAATGGACACTTTTTCTAATTATGCCATAGGAATGGCAGGTGGTTCTGATATTGGCTACAAAGAAGCGGTAGACTACGCAACCCAATTAGGTAAAGTGCTGGAAGGATCTTATGATGGTATCACAAGGAAAGGTTTTGCTTTATCAGATGCACAAAAAGAAATTATTGAAAATGGAACAGATATGGAAAAGGTTGCTGTTATCGCAGATGTGATTAATCAGTCATGGGACGGATTAGCTGAGGCAATGGCAAACACTCCAACAGGAAGTTTAACACAAACAAAAAATCTCTTAGGAGACATCCAAGAAGAAATAGGAAAAGGATTATATCCTGCCGTATTACAATTAAATGCGACTTTAATAAAAACACTAAGTAGTGGAGACTTAGAGCCAATGATTAGTGTTGTTATCAGCGTGTTTAAAACACTAATGCATGTATTAGAGGAGATAGCACCATTAATAGTAAGTATAGGAACATTAATATCTGAAGTTTTTAAAACAATACAACCACTCTTAGATATCATGATTGGAGTGTTTGGTTTAGTCGCTGATGGATTAAGCTATGCGATAGGACTACTATCTAATGCTTTTACTTGGATACAAGATAATGCTCTTGTATTAATTGGGGTTTTATCTATTTTATCAGCTATTATATTAAACAGTGTTATACCAACTGTTATATCAGCAATTTCCTTTTTAGTTTCGTGGATAGCTAATATAGTATTAGCTGCTTTTGCACAAGGAGGCTTAAATGCTGCCATAGCAGCTTGTCCTACTACTTGGGTAATTGCAGGGCTAATTGCAGTTGTTGCAGCATTAATCTATTTTAGTGATGCAGCTGGTCTGGTTGGTGGTATTATTTTTGCGGTAGTAGCATTTATAGCAAAAAGAGTGTTATGGTTAGCAACTCCATTTGTCATGATTGCGGAATTTTTTGCTAACGTTTTTCGAGATCCTGCTGAAGCGGTAAAAATGTTATTTATTAATGCATTTAATGCAATTTTAGATGGTGTCGCAACCTTAGCGGATGGTGTGGATTCTGTGATTAATAAGTTTGCCAAATTCTTTAAGTGGCTAGGGTTAGACCTAGGTATCGAATCGAACATAGGAGATACTGTTAGAGCCATGAAAATAGATATTGAAACTTCTGACGAATACATATCGTATATGGATCAGCTGGAAGAGTTACAAAACAGTATCAATGTAGACGATGCGTTTGATGCGGGGTTCAATACTTTTAAAAATGGTGCAGAATCTATCAAAAACTCTATGAATGACCTTTTAAACTTTGGGAAAGATTATGAAAATACAATGACTGATATCGGAGACTACAATGCATTATTTGATGATACCTTTGATGTTGGTGATATTGGTAATGTAGGGAATGTGGGAAGTGTTGGATCGATTAAGGATGATGTAACGATTGCTGACGAAGATTTAAAATACTTAAGAGATATTGCAGAGATAGAATATGTCAATAAGTATACAACTTCCGAGATACAGGTGAATGCTAATTTTGGTGATGTGCACGAAACTGCAGATGCACAAAAAATAGCTGATGCCTTAACAGAAGCTGTAAAAGAATCTCTTGCAGTCAATCTAACATAAGGAGTGATACTATGATTAGAGTGTTTTTTGAGTACGATGGGGCAGTCATACAAATGCCTGTCAATCCCCAAGAATTAGAGATAAAAGGTAATGGTGCAAACAAAACAAAAGAAATAGTTTCGTTAGGAGAGATTAATTTACTCAATCCTGAAAAATTAAAAGAAATTACACTCAAGAGTTTTTTACCTGCAGAAGTAGCTCCTTATGTAGTAACGAAAGGAAGCTTTAAAGAACCAGAATTTTATATATCATTTTTTAGTAAAATTATTAAGGCAAAAAAACCAGTCTTGTTTATCGTTACGGATACTGATATTTATATGTCAATGGCTATCGAAAGCTTTAGTTATAAACGTAGATATGGTACATCCGATATTGATTATGAATTGAAATTAAAGGAATTTAAAAACTACACTGCTAAATCAGTTAATGTGACATTGACTAGCAATAAAGCAAATGTGATTAAAACTACAACTAATTCTAGTGGATCCTCTGGTGCAACTAGCCAAGATATCACGATAGGGTGTACTGTACGAGTTAATGGACGACTACATCGAGATAGTTACGGTAGTGGTCCAGGTGTTACAGAGGTAAATGCAACTCGATTAGTTAATTTTATTGTTAAGGGTCGAGCTTGTCCTTATCACGTCACTTTACTTGGCGGTGGGTGGCGTGGTTGGGTTACTGCAGATAGTGTGGTGAGATTATGATAGAATTGTTGATACAAAATACCACAGGAAGCACCCTTGATGCAAGTCAAATTGTGTCATCGGTCACTTGGACAACCTATCTGGAAGACACACCAGGGAAGCTCACATTTGAAGTTTTAGATGTGGGCTTTTTATACAAAGAAGGATCTGTTGTATCCTTTAAAGTAGATAGCCAAAAAGTATTTCTCGGCTATGTCTTTACTCGTAAAATTACAGAGTCTGAAACTATATCCATCACTTGTTATGATAGTATGCGATACTTGCAAAATAAAGATTCAAAGGTGTTTGAGGCAACTACATTACCAAAACTTTTTGAAGGTATATGTAGTGGCCTTGGATTAAAGTATAAAATCATCGACAATAGTACATATTCAGT